CAAAAGAGTTTCACACACTTAGAGTGCAACCTCCAGCTGGTAATTTTTACACCACAGATATACTAAATCAATTAGCAGATTCATGGGAAAAGTATGGTTCTGGTCTTGTCACATTTCATGGACAGACTGGCAACATTATGTTTATCGGTTCGACAACAGATAATACACAACACTTTTTTGATGAGATAAACGAATATGGGTTTGACTTGGGTGGTGCAGGGCCTTGTGTTCGTACTGCCATGTCATGCGTGGGTGCAGGAAGATGTGAAATGTCAAATATTAATGAACACAAAACACAAAGAGTGCTTGTTAATAATTTTACTGATGATGTACATAGACCTGCTTTACCATATAAATTTAAATTTAAAGTATCAGGTTGTCCTAACGATTGTATGAATTCGATTGAAAGGGCAGACATGTCTGTTATTGGAACATGGCGTGATGATATGAAAGTAGACCAAAAAGAATGGAAAAGTTGGTTGAAAGAAAAGGGGAGAAAATATGCGATTGATAATATCATTACTAGATGTCCTACTAATAGCCTTTCTATTAATGATGATGATACACTTGAGGTAGATAACAAATCTTGCGTAAGATGTATGCATTGTCTAAATGTCGTTCCTAAAGCATTACACCCAGGTGATGATAAAGGTGCAACAATATTAATGGGTGGTAAAAGAACATTGAAGATTGGTGACCTTATGGGCACAGTAATCAAACCATTTATTAAATTAGAAACAGAAGAAGAATGGGATTATATAGTAGACCTAGCAGAAAGAACAATAGACTTCTGGGCAGACAATGCACTTGAACATGAAAGGTGTGGTGAAATGATTGAACGAATAGGATTAGAAAACTTTTTAGATGGCATTGAGGAAGATGTTGATGTCAATATGGTTGGTCATCCTAGAGAATCAAGTTATGTTCGTACTGATGATTGGGATAAAGAAGCAGTCAAGTGGTACGAAAAAGCAGATGAGAGAATGAAAAAAGAAAGTGCCTGAAGAAAAGAAAAAAATGAGAAGTCCAATAGAAACTGGTTGCCCAGATGGGTTTCAGTATATGCATCCAACAATGCGTAAGAATTTTGGTCAATGGAAATATCATGAACATCCTAAACCAGGTGTCCTTTTACATGTTGCTTATTCAGGTGACAAGATATGGACTGTTAGAGCTGGAACACAAAGAATATTAGATGTATTCTCTTTAAGAAAACTTACTAAAATAGGTGATGATTTTGCTGATGGTTATGTAAGATTTACTATTCGTAGTAATATAGAATACATGGTTAAAGATGAAGAAAAGGTTGAACCTTTAATTCATGCATTAGAAGAAGCTGGTTTTATAGTTGGCGGTACTAAAAATAGTGTTGCAATGATTTCACATACACAAGGTTGGTTACATTGTGACATACCAGGCACAGACGCATCAGGTGTTGTCAAGGCCATGATGGATGAGCTCATAGATGAATTTAAAAATAATGATATGCCAAATCGTGTACATATGACTACTTCATGTTGTCAAATTAATTGTGGTGGTCAAGGTGATATTGCAATCAATATTCAACATACAAAACCACCTAAGATAAATCATGACTTAGTATCAAATGTATGTGAACGACCTAGTGTTGTTGCAAGATGTCCTGTGGCAGCAATCAGACCTGCAATGGTAAATGGAAAAGCATCTCTAGAAGTTGATGAGAAAAAATGTATCTGTTGTGGTGCATGTTTTCCACCATGTCCACCAATGCAAATTAATGACCCAGAACACAGTAAACTTGCTATATGGGTAGGTGGTAATCATTCGAATGCTAGAACTAAACCTACATTCCAAAAACTAGTTGCTGCTGGAATTCCTAACAATCCACCAAGATGGCCAGAGGCAACTGCAATCGTTAAAAAAATACTAAAAGTGTATAAAGAAAATGCTCGTGATTGGGAAAGAATTAATGATTGGATTGAAAGAATTGGATGGCCAAGATTTTTTGAATTAACTGAATTACCATTTACAAAATATCATCTTGATAATTGGAGAGGTGGTAGAAAAACTTTAAATTCATCATCTTATGTAAGACATTAATACTTGACATTTTAGTCATAACCTAGTATAATGGTCTTAAATAATTGGAATATATAATGACAGATGATAAAAACACAGTTCACACCCCTAAAACATTTTCTTTAGAGATAGAAAAGATTGCATTTGATAAAAGATGTACACATCTAGAAGCAATATCTATCTATTGTGAAAAAATAGGTATTGAACCTGTATCAGTCGCAAAATTATTAACAAAAAGTTTAAAAGAAAAAATAGAGGCAAATGCCAGAGATTTAAATTATCTTCCTAAGGCAGCAAAACTTCCTATGTAATGCAACCAATAGATGCGTATTTAATGTATTGTGCTATGAAAGCACACTTTGATAAAAGTGATTATGACTTTGTAAAATACAATGGTAAATCTAAAGTATCAAGAGATTCATTCTATAAAAGGAATGATAGAATTTTTTTTGTTAAATTAACAAAGAAATATAAAAGTAAACAAGATATACAAGACTATCTACTTGCTAATTTTTTAATACATCCAAAAGGTTGGGTGGGTAAGTTTGATGAAGATAATTATGTGAATTGGAAAAAGAAAATACAAAGTTTAAGTTATACATTTAAATCAGAGATTGAGCCTATATTAGATTCAAAACTTATTGCGGTATCTGAAAATACACATCCTAAATTATTAAAAGAATATCTTGGTAAAAGAATATCATTAGAAAGTATGGTAATATTAGATTCAATATTAGGATTTAGTCATGTCTGGGATTTAAGACTTGAAGATGATTACACATGGAAAGATGTTTCTAAACTTATGAATGATTATAAAAGTTTTTTAAAGTTTGATTCAACAAAATTTAAATTTGTTTTAAAAGAATTAATGTTATGAACAGACCTGACGGAATAGATTGGTATATAAAATGGTTTGCAAGTATAGTCTTGATTATAGGTGCTGCCACTACGGCTATGGATATGTATCCATATAATATGTACTTTCAATTTACAGGTATTACAGGTTGGTTAATAGTAGGCTGGATATGGAAAGACTGGTCATTGATAGTTGTCAATGTAGTGGGTTCATTAATACTACTCATTGGCATTATACACTATCATTTTTATACAGATTGGATGTTAAGAATTTATGAATATCATTTGGAGGCGTTGTTATGAATGAAGAATCACAATATAAAAAATATACATTAGTATTAAATGGTAAATCTACTTTTGTTTATGCATCTAAACACTTAACTGAAAAAGAAGCAAAAACAGATATTAAAAATAGATTTGCACCAGACAAAGTAACAAACATTAAAGCATCATGAAAAGTTTAATTTATGGAAATGGTGAATCTAGACAAGTTTGGGATATAACTAAATCTTACAAAGGATTTACTACATGGGGTTGTAATGCAATATACAGAGATGCCGTTGTGGATAATCTTGTTGCAATAGATTATGGAATACAACAAGAGATATATGAATCTGATTATGCAATAAAAAATAAATGTTATTTTGCTGATTGGGCAATATTAGAAGACTTTGACCCAGAGTTTTTAAAAATGAGTTATACACCAGATGATATACACGAAACAGAAAAAGGTGATATTACATCTTGCGTGGTTCAAGGTAAAGAAAGAGAAACTGCAGAAAAAAATTATGAAGAAATGATGAATCAGTTTCCTCATCTAGATAAAGAAGACTGTAAAAATAAATGTTATACAAATGTTGGTTTATATATTACATGGTTAAAAGAAAATGACAAAGTTGAGTATATAGAGTATCCTAGAGAATGGTGTGCAGGTGCAACTGCTATACATCTATCATGTCAAGAAGGTGCTGATGAAATATACATGTTAGGATTTGACCTAAGTAAATATGATGAACCTATTAATAACATATACAAAGGAACAGATAATTATCTATCAGAAACATCAAAAGGATTTAATGTCGATAGTTGGACTAAACAATTAATACAAACATTTAAAGACTTCCCAGAAACACAATTTTATTGGGTTGTTGATTCAGAAAAAGAATCATTAGATTGTAATAATGTTAAAAGTATTACCTATAAAGACCTTGACAAAAGATGTCAAATATAGTAAAGTAGCAAGAATAACTATTATAAATAGTTATGTATCGAAAGATACACAAATAAACATACGATAATATAATAACATACGGAGAAAAATTATGTCATTAGATAGTCTAAAAAGTAGTGGGTCCCTTAACAAGCTGTTAGATGCTGCC